ACCTGGAATCATCAAGATTGCCGCCGGGCAGGTGGTCAAGGATCTGGAGCGTGCTGGCTATCACGTCGTCGTGTTTAATTTTGAGGCTGCGGCTGTCGGAGCTTGTCACAGACGATCAAGGGTATTCTTCACCGGCCTCGCAGATGTGGCCGACGCCAACGGCTCGGGACTGCAAGGGCGCAAACAGTCTGAAACACTTGACGCAGCCGAAGACGCCGGGGAACAACCATCACGTGCGCCAGCTGGCGAATGCAGTGAAGCTGTTTGCAACACCGTGTGCGCGGGATTACCGGACAGGGCAGCGGAAGCGGTACGAAAATCCGGCCCGCACGTGCAACCTCAACGATCAGATTGGTGGGCAGCTGAACCCGACGTGGGTCGAGTGGCTCATGGGATTCCCGCCAGGGTGGACAGACTTAAATGCCTCGGGAACGCCGTAGTGCCGCAGCAGGCATACCCGATTTTTAAGGCATTGATGGAGGACATTTTGAGATGAATGGCATATATAAGCTAATCGTCAGCGGGATAGACGGGAATGGCTTTCAGTACATATCTGGTATGCTTGAGCCGGAACGGCTGGATTCTAACGGATTCCGTATCGGAAAAGCGTTCAGCATACAGATTTACCACGGAAAAAATGAATCGAGTCTCTGGACGTTCCAGTGGATCGGCGGGGCGCCGCACAACTGGACGCACATAAAAACATTCCGGGACGAGATCATAGGCGAGAACGAAGTTCCCGCGCTGCTCAAAAAATATAACCTGATTTCGGAGGACACGATATGACAGGGCAGGAAATCGTGCAGGCGCTGCGGTGCTGCGCGAAGGGGCTTGGACACGACGACGCGTGCGAAAACTGCAAGGTCGGAGAAATCCAAGATCGGCGGGAATACATCGAGTTTGCGGCTGCTAACATGATCGAGCGCCTGACCGCCGAGAACGCGGCGCTGCGGGAGAAGGTGCCGCAGTGGATCAGCGTGGAGGAGAAGCTGCCAGCAGATTATATTAAGCGATACCTTATCGCTTTTAAGGACGCAGGCGGAAGCATCGTGGATGCGGCTCGGTATATTCCGGGGCTCGGTTGGGAGTGTCGCAACTGGGAGGTTCCGCAGGGTTTGATTACCGACTGGATGCCGCTGCCGGGAGCACCGGAGAAAGGAGACAAGGCATGATAGCTGTTTTAATCAGCATCAGACCAAGGTGGTGCGAGAAGATCATAAGCGGAGAGAAAACGATCGAGGTGCGCAAGACGCGCCCGAAGATGGATACGCCGTTTAAGTGCTATATCTACTGCACAAAACCGGAGGAAAAGCTACTCACCATTATGAAAGACGGCGATGAGAATTATGGAGAAACGTATCACGGCAAGCCGGTTTTCATAAAGACGGAAAAAGCGCCGACCACTGGCTTATGGGATAAGCGGCAAAAGGTTATCGGGGAATTTCTGTGCGATCAGATCATCAACATTAACGGCGCGGGAAGGATACCGTCGGATGCTGCGCGGCCAACCTGCCTAGAGCCTGCGGAGCCGCACCGGTATCTCGGAGCTGCCACCGGCTTCGGCTGGCACATATCCAATCTCAGGATTTACGATACCCCGCGCGAACTGCGGGAATTTTACGCTGTGCCAAATGAGGTAGAGGTAGCGCTCAAGGCAAAACCCAGGCCAATTACCCGCCCGCCGCAGAGCTGGCGGTATGTGGAGGAAGAGCTATGGAACGACTGACTAAATGGAACGAATCATCGTATAAACACGCCTATTATCCGCGCTGCTTCAAAGAACCGCGCTACGGCAGCAGGTGCAAAATCAAGGATTGCCCGTTTGAAATAGCGGTGTGTGAGCGACTTGCGGCCTACGAGGACACGGGGCTGACGCCAAAAGAGGTAACTGCGCTAGGAGAACTGTTCGATTACGCGCTGAAAGAATCAAAAACGCTGACTGAGCAGCTTACATTGCTCCATCACATCCGCGAGCTTGCCGAGGCCGACAAGGACGGAAGAGTTATTGTTCTACCTGCCAAAAAAGGAGATACACTGTATGCCGTGACTAGGTTTGGAGTTGAAAAACGAGTTGTAAAAGAAATTGCAGCGCCATTTTTCTACAATACTTACGAAAGTAGTGATAGGGCAGCGCTCTCAACCGATATTAGAAATTTTGGTAAGACCGTTTTCCTCACCCACGAAGAAGCCGAGAAGGCTTTGCGGGAAATGGAGGGCAAGAAGGATGGCAACGAAACGAGTATGTGACCGCTGCGGGGCGGAGATAAACCCCACAAGCTCTGCGACGTATGTAAACGTACGAAGCGCGTTCCATGAGGAATCACCTGATATTGAGCTTTGCTGCTCCTGCGCGATGCAAATCAAAGAATGGCTTAAGTCGAGTGTAGAGGAGGACAAGAAGGATGGTAAAATACACTGAAATATGCGCATTGTACCATTTTTGCGTCGATCTTGGAATCAAATGCACGATAGAGCGCCTGCACGACGGCTATGCAGTGCGTTTCCCGGACGGAAGTGACTTCGCACAGCATCATGGCACATATGGCGGGACGGAAGGATGCGTTGAACCGGCTATCGGGGACTCCGAATTTGACTATACTGCAGTCGGCTTGAACCTCGCGAAGGAGCTCGTGAAGAAACACAAAGGCAAATTGGAGGGCAAGAAGGATGGCTGAACTGAAACCGTGCCCGTTCTGCGGCGGTGACGTAGAAGAAACAGGCGGTTCGTGTAATTTCGGGAAAAAGATTATGACGCTCAATGTAAAGTGCAGGAAATGCGGGACATCCGTTGCCCTGAAAACAGCATGGAACACGAACGCATACATTGAAGCGGTTGAGGCATGGAACAGGAGTGTAAACCATGCATGAGGAGGAAAGTTGATGCAGGATTGCTGTTTTACATGCAAAAATCTGGAATACAGAAAGAACTACGTTTATCCGTACCGGTGCTTGAAGCACAAAGCAGAACGGTTCTCGGAGAAGGAATTTGAACGGATGTACTTTTCCGGAGAGGAATGCAAAGACTTTGAACAAAGGAGGTGGCCTGATGGGCACAATTCTGGCGATTGATCCGGGGAATATGAAATCCGGCTATGTTATCGTAGAGCACGACGGCGAAGAAATTCGCCGCGTGCTGGAGGCCGGGAAGATCGAGAACAACGTGCTGCTGCCGCTGATCGCGCAGAAGCTTTACGGGAACGGCTATGACGTTGCAATCGAGATGATCGCGGGCATGGGCATGACGGTAGGCCAAGAGGTTTTCGATACCTGCGTCTGGATCGGGCGGTTCTGGCAGACGATATTGTGGCAGGCTGGATATGGGCCGACGCGGATATTCCGCCGGGAAGAAAAGCTGGATCTGTGCGGTTCGCTATCTGCCAAAGATGCAAACATCCGGCAGGCTCTCGTTGACCGCTACGCGCCCGGCCAGCCGAACTTCGGAAAGGGGACGAAAAAGCATCCCGGTTTCTTCTACGGTTTCTCGGCGGACATGTGGGCGGCGATGGCTGTCGCCGTGACGTATTTCGATAAGTACATAAGGGGGGTAAAGCTGTAAGTGAAAAAATTCGTTGAAATGCTGCTTTTATTTGCGGCTGCCGTGTTTGTTTTGCTTTTGATAAGAGAAGCGATTCTCAATTCGGATCTGCCGGATTATATCAAGTTTTGCACGCTGACGGACTGGGAGAAGGTAAAATGGATTTCCGGGTGGAGGCCATGAGCAAAGTGAAGCGCAAGCCGCCAAGACCGCCGATGCAGCTGACGTGCGATGCCTGCGGGAAGACGTTTATGCGCGCACCGTCCAAGTACAAGGCAAAATACAATTTTTGCAGCGAGGCGTGCGCCTGGGCGGCACATGGGGAAGCTGTGACGGGCCGGGCGGAGCGCGTGCAGATCCTGATCACGTGCTCGATCCCGGTATACCCGGAAATGCGGCCTGTCTGCGGACGGGTGTATCCTGCCGAGAAATACAAATACAGGACAAACCGGACGGGCTACGTCGTCGAGGTGGGCGGCAAACGCGTATGTGTGAGGGTGGACGAATGCAGGGAAATCTAGGGCTTACACCGGTGCAGGCTCCGTGCAAAGGCTGTGCGGACAGGCACACCGGCTGTCACACGGACTGCACCCGATACATAGCATTCCGCCGGGAGGCGGACAGATACAAGCAGGAGCAATCAAAGGACGCGGCGAGATATGCAACGACACGGGGCTGTATGCGGACGCTGCACGATGCGAACCGCGCAAAGCGCGAAGGGAGGCAACATTACTGATGAGCACGCCGCGATACGGCTGGTGGGCCTATGCGA